ACATTGATCGTCTGTATCTGCGTGTGTTCGCTAGTGATGATGGGGCAAAGCTGCTCACCCATTTGCGGTCACTAACGATAGAGCAGCCCAGTTGGTATCCCGGCGAGGACGCCAGCCACGGCTACGCTAGAGAAGGCCAGAACAGTCTGGTCAGGGAAATTGAGCGGCGTATCAAGAGAGCGAGAAACCTATGAACGATACAGATGGTCTGTTGGCCGAAGCCCAAGTCGAGGGCGACGACAACCAGCAGCAAGCTGAAGAGGCAACTATTTCACATCAACTGCCTGACAATGAGCCGTCACTCGATGACGTGACTGTTGCCAAAGAAGGTGAAGAAATAGAACTGGCGCGGCCAGAATGGTATCCCGAAAAGTTTTGGAATGAGGACGATGGGCCAGATCTTGAAAACCTTGTTAAGTCATATAACGAACTGCAAAAAAAGTTCAGTCAGGGAAAACATAAAACCCCTGACAATTATGACACGAGCATTTTTGAGGAGGCCGGTATTGGTGACGATGACCCTCTCTATAATGTTTATAGAGACTGGGCGAAAGAGAATGGCGTCAGCCAGTCGGCGTTTGAGCAATTGGCTGGGACGTTCATTGAAATGGCTCAAGGCGAAAGCCAGCAAGCTGAGTTGTCGTATAAAGAAGAATATGAAAAGCTGGGCAACAACGCTGACCAAACGATTAGGTCGATGACTGACTGGGCGTCGAGCCTAGTACGCAAAGGCGTATGGTCAGACGCTGACTTTGAAGAGTTCAAGGTAATGGGCGGCACGGCGCAAGGTTTACGCGCCCTGCAAAAAGTTCGCAGCTATTACGGCGACAAGCCTATCCCGGTTGAGGTCGGGCCAATTGACGGCGCACCATCGAAAGAAGAGTTGCAGGCTATGGTTGGAAAGCCTGAGTATAACAATGACCCGGCATACCGTGCCAAGGTTGAGAAAATGTTTGAACAGGTGTACGGCACCCAAGATTACTCAGCCATTTAATCTAAGCACGGCAGTTGTTTACAATTGCCGTGTTTTTCTATAAAATCACACTTGACAGACAATCAAGCCTTTGACCTGTCGAACTCGCTTGGGGGCGTAGCGTGTATGCCCAAGCCGCAGCCCGCAAGGATACCTGTTTGGCGTAATCGTGTTTTAATTTTGTAATGGAAGGAATAGGAAAATGGCAATAGGCATTTCCAATGCTTTCACTCAGCTTTTTGACGCAGAAGTTAAGCAGGCATATCAGTCGTCACGCGCACTGGCTGGCTTAACTCGCGAGCGTACAAATGTTGAGGGAAATCAGGTGAAGTTTCCGAAAATCGGAAAAGGCACCGCAACAGTTCGCGTACCGCAAACTGACGTAACACCACTCAACGTGACCTATTCACAGATCACAGCCACAATGTCTGACTACATCGCTGCTGAATACAGCGATATCTTTTCACAGCAGAAAGTCAATTTTGACGAGCGCCGTGAGTTGGTACAGGTAGTTGGTAACGCTATTGGCCGCCGTATGGATCAGCTTGTTATTGATGCCCTTAACGCATCATCAACATCACTGACCGTTGCGACTACCATTGGTGGCGCTGGCACAAACATGAACATTGAAAAGCTGATTGAAGCCAAAAAGCTGCTTGACGCCAACAATGTTCCATCAGAAGGCCGTTGCATGATTATCCACGCCAACAACTTGGCTGGCATGCTGGGCGAAACCGAAATCACCAGCAGTGACTTTGCAACCGTAAAGGCTCTGGTTTCTGGTGAGGTTGACACCTTTATGGGCTTCAAGTTCGTAACTCTTGGTGACCGTGATGAAGGTGGCTTGCCCATCCCATCAACCCGCACCTGTTTTGCATTCCACAAGGATGCAATGGGTATGGGCATCGGCATGAACCAAAAGTCTGAGATCAACTACGTTCCTGAGAAAACGTCGTTCCTTGTGTCTTCAATGTTCTCCGCTGGCGCGGTTGCCATTGACGATGAAGGCATCGTCAAGATCTCTTGCACCGAATAGAAAGGAGACTGACTAATGGCTTATTCATCAGCAGGCTTTAATGTTATCGGTGCAGCCAAATCAGGCAATGCACCTAGCATGTACACCTACACATCAGCAGACGCTATTGCGACTGTGAACACAGCAGGGTATTTCAATGACCTGTCAGACACACTGGCAGTCGGCGATATCATCTTTGTTCACGACAGCGCGACACCAACAATGAGCATCGTTGTTGTTCTGTCAAACGCATCTGGTGTTGTTGACGTATCAGACGGCACGGCAGTATCTGTCGCTGACGCTGACTAATCCTAGAGGGGCGGGCCAGGCCCGCCCCCCTTATCCTTATTGGAGTAGCTAATGGCGCAGGGCGATACTAAATTATCTATATGTTCTGAGGCATTGATTATGCTGGGGGCTGCGCCCCTTTCGTCATTTGCGACTGGTACAGATGAGGCGCAAGTCGCCGACAGGCTGTATGATGACATCCGCGACACTATCTTAATGCAGTATCCATTCAGTTGGTCTGTCAAAAAGGTAAAGCTAGGCCGGTTGGCAAGCGCACCCATTAATGAATGGAAATACACCTATGCGCTGCCCGGCGATATTTTAGGCAACCCAAAAGCAGTATTCAATGTTGGCGCCGTTGCTGCACAGCCAGTGCGTGATTTTGAGATTTACAATCTGGGTCTTTTTACAAATTACGAAGACGTTTGGATTGATTACCAGTTCCGGCCAACTGAGGCCATCTTCCCGCCATATTTTGTGCGGTTGTTAAAAATGGCTCTGGCCGCTGATTTTGCAGAGCCGGTCACAGATCAGATTACCAAGGGCGACTATTACCATCAGAAGGCATACGGCGCACCAGCGGAGAACATGCGCGGTGGCCTGATGCGCGTTGCCATCAACATTGACGGTGCCGACAGACCGGCACAGACTATTCAAGAGTTCCCCATTTCTGACATAAGGTTCTAGCATGAGCCGGATTATTCAGATCCAGAATGACTTTACCAGCGGCGAGTTAGACCCAAAGCTACGCGCCCGGACAGACATTGATCAGTATCAGTCTGGCTTAACCACAGCGCGTAACGTCAGCATCCAGCCACAAGGCGGGGCTAAACGCCGGGACGGCACCAAGTTTGTTGCTGAGTTAGACAGCGGCGCTGGCACGGCTGTGCGGATGGTGCCGTTTGAGTTTAGTGTCAATGACAGTTACATGCTGGTGTTTACGCCCGGCAAAATGTATGTGTTCAAAGACGGCGCACTTGAGACCGACATCAACGGCAGTGGCAATGACTATTTGACCGTCACGGCATTGACCAGCGCCATCATACCGCAAATGAATTGGGTGCAATCAGCCGACACAGTGATTGTCGTGCATGAGGATCTTGAGCCAATAAAGATTGTGCGCGGTGCGACTGATGCCGATTGGACGGCCAGCACAATTGATTTTGACCACATCCCGCTATATGCGTTTGAGTTCGATGTCCACAGCCCACAATTTACGATCACGCCGTCAGCGGTAACTGGCAACATTACCATCACGGCCAGCGCTGTGACGACAGACACTGGCACGGCGCAGGCTGGGTCTAGCAACACAATCACTCTTAAATCGGCCACCAACTACACGCTGGACGATGAGCCTAACGGTATGTTTGTCGAGATCACATCTGGCACTGGGTCAGGTCAAAAGCGCCACGTTGAGGACTATGTGGCGTCAACTAAGGTTCTTACAGTTTACCCGGCGTGGGACACATCGCCAGACGGCACATCTCAGTACAAGGTCACAGCATTTAGCACGGCGGCTGTTGGTGAATATGCTACCGCTGACAACGGTTTTGGCCGTGCGCGTTATGTTGAGTATGTCAGCGATACCCAAATGAAAGCCTACGTTGAGATACCGTTTTTCGACACAAGCGGCATCACCAAGGGCGACTGGAATAGCGAACACGGCTATGAAGAGGTTTGGTCAGCGGCGCGTGGCTGGCCTCGCAGTGTGACGTTTCATGAGGGCCGTCTGTATTTCGGCGGCAGTAAAGCGCGGCCATCAACGCTCTGGGGTAGCCGGGTTTCTGACTTTTTTAACTTTGATCCGGGTGAGGCGCTTGACGATGCCGGGGTTGAGGCCACGTTGGACACTGGCACGTTTAATGCGATTGTTGATATTTACTCAGGCCGTCACTTGCAGGTATTTACGACTGGCGCTGAGTTCTATGTACCACAAGCGCTGGATGAGCCGATCACGCCAACAAACATGATCGTAAAGCAGCAGACCGCATTTGGCATGAAGCCCGGCATCAGGCTGCAAAACGTGGACGGCTCGACGCTATTTATTCAGCGGCAGGGCAAGTCACTGCAAGAGTTTATTTATAGCGACACGGTGCAAGCCTACACGTCAGCAAAAATATCACTGTTGTCATCGCACTTGTTAAAGACGCCCGGCGAGATGGCTGTGCGTGTTTCGACTGGCACCGATGAGGGTGACCGCCTGCTGATTGTCAATGACGATGATGGCAGTATTGCTTGCTATACGTTGCTGCGTAGTCAAAACGTGATTGCGCCATCTGAGTGGACAACAGACGGCGAGTTTTTAAACATAGGCGTTGACGTTGACGACATCTACACTGTGGTCAAGCGCACGGTTCAGCCATACGCGACAGCCACAATCACAGTGACTGATGCGACTAACATCGCTAATGGCGAGACTGTCGTGCTGACAGACAACGCCGGCACATCGACAACATTCACGGCGGTGACCGGCACCCCGGCCACAGACCTTGAGTTTCAAGTTGGTGGCGCATTAACCAATGATGAGGTGGCTGATAACTTGGCCGCCGCGATTAATTCTGTAACCGGGTATAGCGCACCAAACCCGGCGGCCAATGTTGTTGCCATCACGCGCACTGTGTCTGGTGGTAGCAACCTGACAATCACATCCAGCGATGCCGTCAGACTGACAGATGTTGATTTCACTATCGGTGCCACAGATAGATACTATGTTGAGTTGTTTGATGCTGATGTGTTGCTTGACTGTGTGAAACAGGGCGGCGCGGCGGCATCTGTCAATATGGATCACCTTGAGGGCGAGACAGTCAAAGTCATCCGCGACGGCATCATCGAGCCTGACCAGACTGTGGGCATCAGCCCATTCACTGTTACGTTTGCCACAGCCGCAACCACTAGCTATAAGGTTGGCTTGAACTTTACCCCAGAGATTAAGACGCTGCCGGTTGAGCCGCGCCTGTCTAGCGGGTCACTAAAGGGATTTAAAAAGCGCATCTTTGAGGTAAATGCTGAGTTGTTTGAAACACAGTCTCTAACGATTGACAGCAAGCTAGTGCCGTTCAGACAGTTTGGGCCTAATGTTTTAGGGGGCGCGGTGCCAGAGTACACTGGTATCAAAACGCTACATTCTATGTTAGGTTATACCTACGACGGTCAAATCACAATTGGTCAAGACGTGCCGCTAAAGATGACACTGCTTGGCATTGATTATAAGGTGAGTGCAGGGCAATGAGTGGTGGCGGTGCATTATTAGCTATAGGTGGTGTGCAGGCGTTTGCGTCATTGCAAGCCGCCAGAGCGCAAGCAAAGGGGCTGGCAGCCCAGTCAACTATGGCGCGTCTGCAAGCAAGGCAAGAGGCGCTGAAATACAAGCAGCAGGGCGTCGCTGTGTTGGATAACATTTTACGCACCAAGGCTACAATTACAGCCAAAGCTGGCGCTGGCAGCATTGATCCATTTAGTGGCAATGCGGCGGCGCTGACTAAAAATGCAATGGCGCAAGGCGCACAAGAGTTATACACGGTTAGAAACAACCAATTGATTGCAATTCGCGGCGGTGAAATGCAGGCTGGTCAATATATGTCTCAAGCCAAATCCACTATGGCCGCTGGCCGACTTAACGCTGTCGCGGCGTTTGGTCAGGCATATGCAACCAAGACGCTGTTAGGGACACCAGTATAATGGCTGAGTTACCAAAATATCGCCCACTAGGCGTCGGTGTGGCATCAATGCCAGCAGTTGACTTTGTTTCCGCTGGCCGGGCGCAGGCTGGCGTCTATGACGCTTT